TTAAACAATCTCCCCCTGTAATTTTTTATCTTTTTCAATAACTTCTTCTGCTAATTTCTTTTTGTACGCAATAACTTTTTTCATCAGCTCTGGATACTTTATGCCCAGTATCTCTATTGCCAACAACGCTGCATTGTAAGAACCATCTATAGAAACTGTCGCGACAGGTACGCCCTGAGGCATTTGAACAGTAGACAATAAAGAGTCTAAACCATCCAGAGTCGATGATTTTATAGGAATCCCAATCACTGGAAGTGGCGTCATTGATGCTATAACACCTGCTAAATGAGCTGCCTTTCCAGCTGCAGCTATGATTACTTCATATCCATTTTCTACTGCTTTTTTTGCAAAATCATGTGCTATATCTGGTGTCCTGTGAGCTGAAATAACTCTGGCATCATACGCAATATTAAATTCCTTAAAAAGCTCTAAAGCCTTTTTAACCAATGGAAAATCCGAATCACTTCCCATTACAACCGCAACCTTCGGCATAATAACTTCCCCCTATTTTATTTATTTTTATTTACAAAATGCAGAAGGGAAATCTTTCCTTTCTGCATCTTATCCACTATTACCCCATAAAGAATGCAAATCTTAATAGGAATAATAGTCCTATAATATACATCAATGGATGAACTTCTTTAGATTTCCCTACAACAATTTTCGTTATCGGGTAGAAAATAAAGCCAGCAGCTATACCATTTGATATACTGTAAGTGAAAGGCATAAAAGCTATTGTCATGAACGCAGGGAATGCCTCACTAAAGTCTTCAAAATTCACCTTTGTAACTGAACCTATCATCAATGCTCCAACGATTATAAGGGCTGGTGCTGTAGCTTGTGAAGGTACTATGCCAATTATTGGAGCAAAGAATAGAGATATCAAGAAAAGTATTGCAACAACGGTAGATGTCAAACCTGTCTTTCCGCCTTCACTTATGCCTGATGCACTTTCAACGTATGTGGTAATTGTACTTGTACCTAGAAAAGATCCTATCGTAGTACCAATGGCGTCTGCAAACAGAGCCCTTTCAAATCTAGTCTTAAAACCCCCATTTGATTTTTCGAAGTCATCTTCTTTAAAAATACCTGTCTTTGTACCTGTACCAATTAATGTTCCAATGGCATCAAACATATCCGCCAAACTAAAGGCCAAAATAACCGTTATGAGCCCTGTAAGGATTGAAATGATATTGCCATCTGTCCCTGGTTTCAAAAGACCAGCAAAATCCAACTTCATAAATGTAGGTGCCAAACTCGGTGGCATCTGCACAATAGTTTTCAGATTTGAAACATTAGTTATTCCCATAGGTATACCTATTAAAGTAGAAGCAATGATTCCGATAAGTATTGCACCTTTAACACCTCTGCTCATAAGTACAGCTATTATAGCAATGCCGATTACAGTTAGTATTACTCCAGGATCTTTGAAATTGCCAAGTGTAACTAAAGTGTCACTACTTTTCGTTATTATACCGCCATTTTCCATGCCTATTATGGCGATAAAAAGCCCAATTCCGGCTCCAATAGCACTTCTCAACGATTGTGGTATCGCCTTAATTATTAAAATTCTCAATTTCGTTGCCGTAATGATTATATTTATAATACCGCTTATCAGCGCAAGTGACAATGCTGCCTGCCACGAATAATGCAGTGTCAATACGACATAAAAAGTAAAGAAAGCATTCATACCCATTCCAGCAGATAGGGCAAACGGAACATTGGCAAACAATCCCATTACCAATGTCGCAACAACAGATGACAAAATTGTCGCAACAAATACTGCTCCGATTACAGGATCATTGGCAATTGACAAACCAGAATTTACTGCTTGAGATCCTAAAAGTCCCTTTGAATTCATTCCGGCTTGCATGAGTATTGATGGGTTTACAAAAATGATATAAGCCATCGTTATAAAAGTGGTTATGCCAGCTATTACTTCTGTTTTTACTGTTGTGCCATTTTCTTTAAGTTTAAAGAAAGTGTCTAAAAAGCCTCTCTTTTCATTGTTCTTTACCATTATAATCCTCCTTATAATTGTAATAAAAACGCTATTTTAAAATAAAATATGCCCGAGATGATAGATTCCAACATAAAGAGTGAAACCTATCCTCCCGGGCTTTTATCCCACAGGTGTGGCAACAACATGCCTGTACCGCTCGGTCCGAACACCTTTTAAAAAAACTATCCATGCTTTTAAAAATGTTAAAAGCATACAAGGCTGGAACCCTCAGGTACACTTTCACTCATAGTCAGACAATTTACGGTTGTCTGGTAGAAACTTCTGAGCCATATTCTCAGAATTATATGAGTAGTATTTACTTGTACTACCATAATTATAATATCAATTTTTTTATTCTAAGTCAATGATTTTACGAATATTTTTTTGATATTTATAATAAATGTTCGTAATTTATTCCCATTCAATTGTTAAAGTTTTATTCGTCTTTATTCCTATTGTTTTCTGCTATTTCTATTATTCATATTATCAAAATTATTGGCATTTTTATAGTTTTAAAAATTTCTTGCTGCCATTTTGCTACCACGATTTATGCCTGGTTACGGTTTAAACTATGAATTCTCTCCGGTACCATTGGTGGATGTCCTCTGTGGTGTTTAGCTTGGCTGCCAGCGCCTGGCCGCCTTCGACCAGCTTATAATACTTGCACTTGAACTCTTCGATTGTTAATACCTTGAACTGCCATTCCCCCGGCATGTATCCTTCAGATATGAAAGCAAATCCCTTCTCGGTCTCCTCTGCAATCTTTCCCGGGATCTCATGGCCTCTATTGGTATCAAAATAGCGGAGGTTGCCTTTGTACATGTGTACGTCCAGAACTATGCCGGTGAAACTTTCCTCATCCGGAAGCTTGTATATATAAACAGCTTGTCTGTCCATGTTCTTTGTTACCTCCTCTTTCCTGAAAATAAGCACTTTGCACCGTACTGGCACTGTGCTATTACTGTGCTTTTCCGGTGCATCTCTGGTGCTCTTTTAGTGGCCTGTATCCTACTATTATACTACATCAGATATCTGATTAAAATAACTATTGAAACTCTGGCGCTGGTATTTTACTACACCTTCTGTAAAGCTGCGGATTTCTGTATTTACTAAAGTTGTTTATCTGAATGTAATTGCTTCCATTCGTACTGTATCGCACGATAAAGCGTCTATCGTGCAGGCTCTGCAGCATTTCATCAACCTGGCCGGCGCTCACGTCGTCAAATCCCATTATAACCTTCTTAATCTTCCTGGGATTGTCCTCCATGCGTCCCTTATCATCTACCATGGTCCAGAGGCCTGCAAATAATAATCTGGTTAATGGCGGGAGCTCTCCCATGGCATCATTGTCAAAAATGAGGTTCTTTATATTGCGCATTTGCTCCATCTGCCTTTGAAAAACTGGTGTTATACATGCTTTACTCATACCGTTAGCCTCCTTCTCAAATTTTAATCCGTTATTTTGATGGTGTCGGCGTCTCCAGTAATTAGTCTTATCAGCTGCGCGCCCGCTCTGATTCCATCGATATAGCCCTGGTCATACACAGAAGTTGTAAGATTGTTGAGTTTGTCTTCTGCCGCTATTTTGCCTACTTTTTCAGCCAGTAATGACAAGATTTCCTCTTTGGCTACCTCGATATCCTCCTGAAGATCAGCTGTAGATATGGCATTGGTATTCTCCTCGGTCTGCAAAAAACATGCTAATTGATAAATGTTCTTTTTCATCCTTCATTCCTCCTCATTTATTATTCGTTCCGGAACGGGCACCATGTCGGGCTGGTCCGTGCATACCTTCCTGGTATATGTTTGCCTACCTTCATGCAATCGTGCCGGCTCCCTCGCTTCCCTTCCGGGGTTATTTTGCAGTACTCACACTTCTTGCAGTGTGGGATTGGTTTCTCCTCCGGCAGTATTAGTTCTGCAGGGAACTCCTGTATTAAATCCCCGCCCCAGACTTTCTCCAGCTCTTTGCTGCTATTCATAAAGACCGGGATTTCGGCGGTTCTGGCTGCAGTGACGATTGTCTCTATCCATTTCCGCTTCGGCTTTACTTTGTCCCGCCTATTTCCGGTCTCGGCTCCGATGATGATCCAGTCCATGAAGTCTATGTCGCTTATGTCTATCTCCTCCAGGAGCGGTTCTATATTGATGAATTGGTTATGCTGCTTCCTGGGGAGGAATACTATCTGATCAAGGTCAGCGCTCCTGGTGACGGTCGTCCCGTACCAGAAATTCCTGGAGCGGGGGAGTAGCCCTATGGAGCTCATTTGTTCGTATCTTTGCGGGTACCTCGTCATGAAAAGGTAATTGTGCCATGGTGCTGCTTCACAGGCCCTGAATACTTCCTCTATCCAGGTATCCGGGATCCAAGGTCCGAACAGATCCCCCAAGCTGCAAACGAAAATGTTCGCTGGTTTCTTCTTTTGTGCCGGCATTGGCAGGCGGTACCTGTGCATTATAGGTTCAAATCCCACCGGGTCCGGTATAACCTTGCCTACCTGGTTTTTAAATGGGTTATCCAGGATATAAAGTCCGTTTTCATCCTTCCGGAGCTGGCTGGATCCTTTGTTGATCCTCACGTCTCCGGAGAAGCGCTTTGCCTGTTTAGCTGCGTAGCAGTATGGGCAGCCATGCCGGCAGCCGGTGACCGGGTTCCAGGTGAAGTTACACCACTCGATCTGTGATATGTTCATCATCTGTTTATTCCTCCCTTCCTGGTATTAGTCGGTGATAGGTAAAAGGTAATAGGCCCGGCTTGTACTGTGCTTTTCTCATACTTGTATGAGACTAATCTGGTGCTTTTTGGAGGTCCTTGAATGTTTGGTTTTCAATAGGCGTCGGTATTCTGTCCTTATGTTGCTGCTTTGCGATAGCTGCAGCTTCTTTTCTTATTGTCTCAGCTTCCTCCGGTGTCCTGGCTGTGATCAGGATGGTGATTACTCCAGGCTTTAGTTCTCGTGCTACATGGATCGGCGTTTCGTCCTCGTCAATCGTGATTATGTACCTTACCTTTGGCTGCTTTGTGATAGCTGATTGAAAGCTTACTACTTTAGTCATGTCTTTTACCCCCTATATCAATTTATGTGGTTGGGTCGTCCTCTTAAGGTATGTTTGCCTGCTCCTGGTTGATTATCCACCCGCGCCGCGTGGAGGCGGCAGGCTCTGCGGGCATGGCACCGCCAGGTGCCATTTGTGGTTGGGTTGTCTGTTGATCCGGTTTTCTTTTGCCTGCTGGCTTCCGGTACTGACTTTAAGTTAGTTATAAATTGAACTATGGGAGCGGATCTGGTACAATGTTAGTACAAGACCGCTCCGGTTGGTCTGTGTGAAGCTCTTTACATCAAAGCTTTTAGTCGGGTGCTGATGTAAGGAGCTTTTCTTATGCCACTGTGAAGTGGCGGGATTCTATTTCCTTCAAGTATTACTTATAAAGTTCTGCATGTGTCGTCTTAAACGCTGCTGTATCAAAGCGGCTGCTTTTTACAACCTTCCAACGGATCTTGAAAACATCAACCACCATTTCATCTACTCCTCTGGCGCTCATCTCAGCTTTAATCGCATCCTGAATACTATTTATCTCTGCCTGAAGCTCTTCTGCCATTGCCTGAAGTTCTTTAAGCTCTCTAACCTTGCTTACTAATTCGTTTGTACTCATGTAATCACTCCCTTTAATTGTTTCTGTTTATAATATAAACGATATTGTTTATTGTGCCAATGACTAATTTAACGTTTCTCAATAAAAGAGAAATAATATCGTTGATTTATTAAATAAATTCGTTTATAATGAGAATATCGAAAGGAGTGGTTATATGTCTGTTTCGGAACAGTTAAAAATTCTATGTGTTAAGCTTGGTATAAGTGTTTCTGAACTCGGAAGGTTATCCGGCAGAAGTCCACAGGCCTTTAATCAAAAGATGAAGCGTGAAACTTTTACTGTCGATGAACTAAAAAAGATAGCCGAAGCTGCCGGATGCAAATACGAGGACTCTTTTATACTGCCATCTGGCGAAAAGGTCACATACTAAAAAAGGAGGTTGCCAAAATGTCCAATAATGAGATATACAAGTGCATAGCCTGTGGTAAACGCTTCTCCGTGACTATATCAAATGCAGGATATCCCGGCGGGAAAGAACGAGAAAGCATAAATTGTCCCTGGTGTGGTGCTGAAAACGGTAGCGAGGTAACAAGCGGCATTGTTACCACCAGGAAAGTAATTATGGAGGACGGTGATAATCAATGACTTTATATGAAAAAATCGACCGCTACAAGCTGGCCATTGATGAAAAGCGTCCCTTCGAAGGTCATTTGCTTCATGAAATTAAAAACTACTACCGTATAGGCCTTACATGGTCCAGCAATGCTCTTGAAGGGAATACTCTCACTTTAAGTGAAACAAAGATCCTCCTGGAAGATGGATTGACTGTCGGAGGGAAGCCTCTTCGGGATACATTCGAAGCCCTAGGGCATGCAAAGGCTTATGATTTCATGTTTACATTGCTTAATAGTTACCAAATAACCGAAGAAGACGCCCTTACAATGCACCGGATGTTCTATACAGGTATCGATGTCGAGGCAGCGGGGAAATACCGCGATCGCCCGGTCTTTATAACCGGCTCAAAATATGAAGTATGCCCAGTAGAACGGATAGAAGAGGAAATGAAAAAGCTGTTCCAGTGGGCATGCTCCGAGCGTGATAAATACCATCCGGTTCAATTTGCTGCTCAGCTGCATAAGCGGTTCGTATTTATTCATCCTTTCATAGATGGAAATGGGAGAGTTGCTCGGTTGCTAATGAATACGGCGCTTATTCAAGACGGTTATATGCTGGCCATAATTCCGCCAGTCTTGCGACATGAGTATATTAGCTTACTGGAGCGGGCTCATGAAGATGATCAACCTTTTATGGACTTTATTGCCGAACGCGTTCTTGAGTCTGAAAAGGAAATCATGAGGTTATTGAATATTCCTTTTCCTCATCTGTCCTAAAATAAGAGCGGTATCCGTCCATTAAGATTCCGCTCAAAATATACCCTGTGGTAATACTTAAGCCATTCCGCGTTTATATGAAAAAGAGAGCCTCTACCGGGATAAAGTCCTGGAGGCTCTCTTTGTGTTTCTGGTGTAGCTTTGATGTCATTGTCCTATTGTATGACATGGAAGAGCTATGGCCGCTAATATTCACTTGGGAAGAGGATTGTTGTCGCAGATCTATCCCATTCGGTAATAATCCAGATCTTTCCCTTGCTGGTCTCATATGCGGCCAGTATCCGCTCGCCTGTCCTGGCTGCCATATCATTCAGATCTTTATCCTCTTGACAAAGGTCTCCCCAGTCATATTTCCGGTACCGGTTAAAGGCTGCTATGACTTCTTGAGCAAATGCCGGGTTTTCCTTCATTTCATCAGCTACACCTTTTATTGCGAGTATCGTTCCATATTCCATGGGGTTTCTCCGCTTGCTTTAGTTTGTATTCATGTTAATACGATCAGCTCACCTGGTTAAGGCATACCAGGTGGGTAAATTCAGGACCAGCTCCAAATACGTTGGCGTATTTAATAACGTTCAGCGGATGAGGAGGTGGTTATCCTGATCATTGCTATTAATTACACCGTGGAATACGACGAGACCCGCAAGGTTTATAAGATCCGGAATAAAGATGCTCCATTTTGCCCGGACTGCGGCCAGCTGCTCTCCGGATATGATACAAGAGCTCGCCATGTCGTTGATAGTTCGGGCCAGATCTGCTGGTACCGACTGCGCCGGTTAAAGTGTCTATGTTGCGATAAACTGCATCTTGAGCTTCCGGATTTTATGGCTCCTAAAAAGCATTATGAAGCCAGGCTTATAGAAGATGTTATGGCTGGCCGATCGGATTCTTGCCCGGCTGATGATTCGACAATCCGAAGATGGAAAAAAGGAAAATACCCACCCAGTTTGCCTTAATAACCCGGAGCTTCTGTAGTATTTTTGTAGACAAGCCAGTTGAAAGGAGTGATAAACCATTGGAAACAGAATTTTTAAAAAAATAGCTGTCTCATTCGGTATAGCTTTAGCTTTGTTTGTAGCCGCAGCAATCGGTTACAATTTTAACGATGCGAGCTTGTCCTTACCTGGAGACTCTGTGAAGACATTCTCCGATGTAGATGTATCATCGAATAACAGTGGCGCCCCTGGTATGATCACAATCCCAGGTTACAAGCATATCACTATGAAAGCAGGCCAGAAGGTTCAGAAGGTAGAGCTCGGTAATCCAAAACAAAATAACTGTTATATGTCAATTGCTATTAAGCTCCCAGATGGGACGCAGCTTTATGAGTCAGGTTTGCTTGAACCCGGACAGGTCCTTACCTCTATTGAAATCTCCCGAGAGCTAAAATCCGGGATTTATGAAGGGGCAATCCTGAGCTATTCATGCTATGACATGGAGGAAATAAAAGAGCTAAATGGTGCTGTAACTATTTTTGATTTGGAGGTTATGCCATGAATAAAAGAGTTTTGCCTGTATTAATAGCCATCATCCTGGTGTGCAGTGTTATGCCAATAGAAGCACTTGCAAGCCAGACATCTGGAAGTATGACCGTTTCCTATACCTATACTTTCACACCTGATTATACAATAAATATCCCCGCTTCAATCTCTATCAATGATAGCGAAGTTATTACATTCACGGCTGAAAAAATGGATATTGGATCTGATAAGGAAGTCCGTATTAAAATCGACGGTGAAGCTACATATGAAAACGGCGGAAATTTTTATCTTTATAAAGATAAAGGGACAGAAAACGAGTCAAAAATACCTTGCTCTATTTTGCGCTCAAATCCATCTGGAAGTATTGGATGGACTAAAATTAACGGCTTGAGCAACGAGGATGTAGCTTGGTTTAGAGATGGTGATACAAATGTGAGAGGTTACGGAGCTCTTAAATTTATACCAAATGTCCCCAGCGGCTCTCCCTATGGAACATATACAGGAACGGTCTATTTTAAGATTGAGCTCATTGATAAAAGCTAATTAATTCATAAAAGCATGTTAGTAGTAGAACCCTGGAAAAACCAGGGTTTTTGTTTTCTTGCTTACTCTATAAAATATATTTTAGGCGCGTATTTCCCCTTTATTTTGAATTTTAACTCCAACATGGGTATTTCTTACCTACTTTAAATTCGCTCCGTACAAGTCAAATCTGGCCGTTTCTCGCCTGCATTTTTGATATGGACATGTCCGTCCAAACAAGTAAAGCAAAAGAGCGGATTTTATTCCGCCCTTTTACTTTTTAAGGCTAAGCCTAATACGGCTCTTTGAAGATTTGACTAATACGAGGCATTGCTTTCTCGATGATAGGATCCTCAAATGGTCTTGGAGCCATTCTATCGGTTCCCTCTTCGAGATATGGAGCATACTTTACTTCAGTAGTAATTGCCGGTTTTATTGTTACGGTCTTGCCTATTCGCTCGGATGCAGATTGCGGTCTCCAACTTAAGCGCAGGTTTCCACTGCGATTTGCAGGCGGTTCACCTGGTGCTGAAGCTCTGTATAATTGCCCACCTCGCAATTTATGGCCATAATCTTTAAGCAAGCTCTTTGTTTGCTTTGTCATCCTGCTGCCATATGTGCCAGGCTTCTTATAAACCTTACCGGAACGCTCTCCTCGAAGGACAGTTAAAGCTGAATTCCGGAGCTCGTTGGCTGCACGAAACGCTCTTGATTTGGCTTGATAAGTTATTTCCTCCACAATCTCATTAACAGCGCCCTCTAAATCAATCTTCAAGCTTCAGCCACTCCTTTCACCGGCATATTTGCAAAAATGCGGGCCAGTCTTTCTGCCAGCTCGTCTCCGATGTCGCCAGTCATTTCGCGGATATAAGCCTTCAGTATGGCCACCACTTTGTTTTCATCGGTGTTGTCTCCGCCGCCTTCAATCGTGAATTTAGGCTCTGCTTTGACTTCCACCTTGATGGTGATATTCTGGCCGGCTCTTCCGGTTGCAGAGGCTACCGGGATCTCGTCGGGTTCATCGCCTACTATTCCGCCGTCTTCATAGGCTCTTACTCCGAGAAGTTCACCGGTCCGCTGCCATAAGTCGAGGCCTCTCTGTCTTTTGCTTGGGCTTAACGGGATAATTCCTTCAGCTCCATCCTCGGCCACTATGCCCATGTGCGGTTTTGTTATAATGCCGCCGTATGCATGCTCAAGGATACTGCCTTTGCCTTTGCTGGTTGTCAGACCGGTTTCTTTCGATCCTTTTTGGCCCAGGCCTCCGAGCCAGTCTTTGAAGCTCTGCCACTTGTCGCCGATCCACTCGCCGATGCCGCTGAGTTTTTCGCCTACCCATTCCCAGGCCTTGGTTGCTCCGGTCTTGATGGGTTCCCAGACTTTCTGTTCAAACCATCCCGACACTCCGGACCAGGCTTCGCTTATGGCATTCTTTGCTGCTGTGAACTGATCTCCCAGCCATGCCCCTGCTGTCTGCGCTGCGCTTTTTACCGGCTGCCAAACCGTTTCATCAAACCATCCTGAAACAGCTCCCCAGGTCTCGCTTACCCAGGTTTTAGCCTCGCTCCATCTTTCGCTCACCCACTGGCCTGCAGCCTGGGCTCCTGTTTTGATCGGAGTCCATATTGACGCTTCAAACCATGATGAAAAGTCAGACCAGCGCTCGCCTATCCATGTTCTTGCATCGTTCCAGCGGTCGCTTACCCATTGGCCGGCTGCTTGGGCTGCATTGCTTACCGGGTTCCATATCGATTCGTCAAACCACCCGGAGAAATCACTCCATTTGTCTCCGATCCAATCTCTTGCCTCGCTCCATGCTCCTGCTGCGATATTAATTGCTGAAATACCAACGTCCTTTGTCGGGGTCCATATCGAAGTTTCGAACCAGTCACTGAAGCCGCTCCATTTGTCACTGATCCAGGATACGGCATTTGAAGCTCCTGTCTTGATGGAGTCCCATGTGTTACTTGCCCATGTCTTGGTATTTTCCCAGAACTTTGATAAAGCTCCGTCTTTGTCCGTTGCGTCAGATAGGGCTTTGCCGGCTTTATCTCCAGTTAAAAGCGCCGCTGCGCCGCCTATTCCTGCACCGATTAAAGTTCCAAGTCCAGGCATGATTGCAGTACCTATTAAAGCGCCTGTTCCAACCATACCTGCTTTGGTTCCTGCGGTTACATACTCATCTTTAGCAACTTTGTTATTGCCTGCTTTGCTTGCTTTTATTCCCTGATAAACATCAATTCCTGCACTACCAAGTCCGAGGATCCCGCCTATAATTCCGGCTATCCCTGCGGCGCCTGCAGCTGCAGCTCCGCCGGCAGTTGTTGCTCCGCTTCCGAGTGCTACTCCTAACTTGGCCAGGCCTGTTGTTAATGCACCTCCGGACGCTACGTATGTGCCATTAGCAAGCTTCACAGTATTTATAGCATTTCCTGCCGCTCCCGCGGCGCCCGGTAAAGCAAGAGGCGATCCTCCTCCAGGAAGCTTTGGCATTGTCGCGGGTCCTCCTCCAGGTAAGCTTGGAATGTTGTTTATGATTTTGCCCCCGCTTCCACCGCCTCCAATCGTTGGGCCATTGATGTAAACTACGGAGGCTGTAACGGCCATAGTGGAAGTTATAAAGCTGTCAGGTACAAGAGATCCTGTTGCCGACGGTACTCCATCTTTGCTCCCTTTTCCGAGAAGGTTAATTAAACCCTTACCGCCTTTCCCGATCAGCTTGAAAATTCCGAGCTTTTGAAGGGCCAATGCTATTGCGCCGGCCGATAGCCAGGATGTACTACTTGGTTTCTCTCCTCCTGGAAGCAGTGTTCCTGCGTCTTTGAATACACCCTTTATGGCGTTCAGGATTGCCTCTCCTACCTTCTTGCCATCAAATCCTCGCGTGAAGCCTTCAGCGAATGAAGCTCCTATGCTGGTCCCATCCTCTACGGCGCCTTTTGCGTCAATTCCGAGTATGGCCAGCAATCCCGCAGAAAGCGCAGTTCCTATTCCTTCACCGATTTTGCCGGCCTTGTCTGCAAGCCAGGCTTTACCGGTTGAATTCCACCATTCGTTGAACGGCTGCGCTATGATCTTAACCCAGGCTATCTTCAGCTTTTCTCCGAAGGTTTTCGCGTCTTTCCACTCCTGGGAGTTAACCATGCGCTGTATGCTGTTTCTTAAGTCGTCCACCCTGGCCATTACCCATTTGGAGATGTTTGCTCCGGCTTTCTTCCAGGCTTCTCCCCACTGTGTGATGATGTCCTGGTTCTCGTCTATCCATGTTGTGAGCTTTTCAAGTCCTGGCTTTATGCCTTCCCACAGGCCTTGTCCCCAGGGCCTCAAAAGTGAGTTTTGGAGAGTGTCTTTAAGGGTTGATAACATACCCTTTGCGGTCCTGGATTGGTTGGCCATCATTCCACCGAAGCGCTTTTCCATGCCTCGTAACAATGCATCGATAACTTTTGCCGCTTCTATGCTCTCTTTACCGATGTTCGCTATCTGCTCTCCGGTGAGGCCGAGCTCTTCCTGCAGGATCTGGTTAGCCGGTACGCCGAGTTCCTGGAGCTGTAAAAGCTCCTCTGCTTGTGCTCGCCCTTTGGCCCGCATCTGGCCGAGGGCTCTTGTGATTCTGTCTATTTCTTCAGAACCTGCTCCCAAGCCGCTGGCCGTGTCGCCTATGGTCTTCAGCATATCCAGCACCTTGTCGGCCTCAAATCCGAAGGCCATTAAGAGTTTGCTGCTGTTGATCAGTTCCGGAAATTCGAACGGTGTTTTATTCGCAAACTCTGACGCTTCCTTCAGGAACTGCTGGGCCTTCTCGGCGCTTTTTAGCATGGTCTCAAATGCAATCTGTGTCTGCTCAAAGTCAGCGGCTATGTCCATTGGTTTATAAATGCCAGCAAATGCGCCGGTGGCCCCGAGTATAGCTCCCTGGATGGAAGTCGCAAAGTTCCATAGGCTTCTCAATGGTGCCGTGGCCAGATCGATTACTTTCATCGTAAAACTGAACGTCTTACCCGCTATGCTGTGCGCTTTTGATGAAACTTTACCGACAATGCTTGACGCTCTATCCAGCGCATCAAGAACGATCTGGTATTTTGTTTTATTCATCTGCTCCAGCCGTTCCTGGGTCCTTTGACTTGCTTTATCAAAGGCATTCAGCTTATTTTTAGCCTGGGACACTCCGGGATCTGTGTTATCCTTGATGTTTATCGGTATCTCTATCCTATAAACCTCTGCCATTCTCTTATCCTCCTCTCTGCAGTATTTTTTTGTTGATTGCTCTTTAGGAGGGAGGAGCTCTGACACAGTAAAGGAAACTGCCGGCTAATGCACTTATGCAGCCTTTTCCCTTTAACTTTCCGCTTTTCACGTTATCCCTCCTTTCCTGCATATTGCACTTAGCCTATTTCTTTGGTCGTTTGTCTACTGGGTTTATCTCCGGCTTTAATTCATTCAAGCAAAAGTCTAAAACATAGCAAATTCGCTTCAATGCGTTTACGATCATTTCCTCGTTTCTCGGACTCCCTATTAGAATGTCATTAACAATCTCTTCAGCTTCTTTTAGCTTGTCCAAGGCTTTCTCATGTGGCGTCTTTTCAGCAGCCTTTCTTGCTGCAGCTTCCCTTTCCTCTTGCTGCCGCTGTAGCTCCTGGCGTTGTTTTTGCTTTTCGATGTACTTAGCTCTTTCCTCATTTCTAACTTCTGCAGTAGGGAAAAACATTGTCTTCACCTCCTTCCAAATTCTTCAGTTAACTTTTTTGTTATTGCCTCCTGGAGTTTAGCTTTTATAAAAGCCGGACTTTCCTCTTCAGGGAGCAACTCAATCCCGCCGATACCATATAAAATTACCGTCAGGTCCCTTACGCCTCTGTCTATGTCCTTATATACGGTCCTTCGGTCAATGTTAAATAATTTCATCAATTGGTTATCTGTCAAAGGACTACTTGAAAAATAGTAATATAACAACACATTGTAAATTCTGGCCTTTTCTTCTCTTATGGCTAAGCTCTTATATTTCTGCATTGCCTCCACAAGGATTTCCCTCTCTTCGGGGCTTGATTTTTTATATTTAAATCGATTCAAAGCGCGCCTGACAGCTTTATAACGATTCTTTATAGCCAGTATTGAACAATCTTCAAACTCAATGAATTCTTGGACATTAACCTCCATGATCCCCCTCCTTTTTCTTATATAGGTTCAAGCCCGCAATCCCCCAATAGAACTATTAATTTTTCCGGATCAAGGTAGCTTGGCTGTTTATTGTTCCAGTTATAGGCCTTTCTTAATTCTCTTATAGCCTTTGAGCGTCGTAATTGGTTAAAAGCAGCATCTCTCGCTGAAATAACTGATCCGCGTTCCCATCCTAACTCCTGGGCAAGTGTCTCTATTGTCTTTTCATAATAGAAAATGCCATATATCACACACTGCTCCCGGGAAGGAAGCCTTTCTATTTCTTGTCTGACTATTATTTGCATATCATTTAGCTCACAATAGCTGTATGTATCTGCAGTAGGATCCTCTATCGTATCTCCCAAAGTAAACGATTCATCATCTGACAATGGTGTCTCAAGGGAAATAGTTTCTACCTGTTTTTTTCTGAACCCTAACTCCTCAAGACAAACATTTTGCACGCAATATCCCAAATATGAGGTAAATTTTAAGCCTTTTTCAGGTGTAAAATATTTCACCGCTTCAATAACAGCAAAATAGCCGCACTGCAGCAAATCATCTGGTTCCACTAAACTTTTTTTGCATAGGGGGAAATAGTGTTGTATTAGCTTGTAGAGTAGAGGTCTTACTGCCAAATATAATTTATTCAGGCTTTCTATATCTCCCTGGGCGGCCATGGTTGCCAACTCCTCATTTGTCACTTGAAAAATCCCCCTCTCCGTGATAGAATATTAAAAAACATGTTAATATTTGGCTAAACGGAGCGGGAGCTGTTTATAATGCTCTCGTTTTTATTTTTGTTTGTTAGCAACCATAGTCTTATTTCTCCTTATCTATTGACCGTGAATAGAAATAATAATCTTCTGCTCGTTTGAAGCCTGCAAGCATATCTCTCTTACTTTCTGCTCCCGGCGAGCTGGCCGCTGGTTGCTGATTGTTCCCGTCAAAATACTTGCTATTGATTCCATTCAGCGGTTCCTCCTTGTATTCATCATCCCATCTTCCCTCGTTCAGCCAGGTTTTTGGGTTTGGTATATATCTGCCGTTTTCTCTCTGCCATTGCCACGTTGCTTTAGCTCTTCCTATGGCCGTCATGATCTTGTCAAACAGTTCTGTATCAGGCTTGACCTTTTTCCAGGCGTTCCATGCTGCCTTTTTGCCTACCTTCTTTGGGTAAGCAGCCCAGAATTCATCAAACCTTCTTTCAATCAGGGTCTTGGAGGGCTGTTCACAGGTTTCTTTTCCTGCTGCCGTTCCGGCCATTTTTATCTCTTCAACCGTTAGGCTCTCGCCTGGCTCTGTTTCGCATTGATTAGGTTCACAGTCACATTTATTTGTGTTATGTTCTCTATTATCCTGTATTGTATTATTGTGTACTGTATTGTATGGATTTCCGCTGTCGGAAACTTCATTATTAGATAGTTTTCGGTTCGAAAACTCATTAAATATTGGTTTTTCAGGTACAGAAACTGTTCTTTTGGAGTACATCGTTGAAAGATTATCAACGAGAGATTGGCACCAAATAATTCGATGCTGTTCCCAAAGTGGTCCATCAATCTTACCAAGATCAGCAAGAGTATTAAGTATTTCCATCGCTGTCTCTTCATTAACTTTCGTGACTGCAACAAGATACTTCATGTTCATTTTATCTGCACAGCTATAATTATGTCCGTCACTTTTGCAAAGCAGCTCAAGTAACTTGAACCAGAACGCATAGCCGTTATTTCCCCACTTATCTTCAAGGATGAATTTTGTCCGGCTATCCGCAACATAATGCGGAAACCAGTCCGCTGTTTGTTTCCGTGGACGCCCCATTTATTACACCCCCATTTGCTCATCTGCAGGCGTTAAAATGAAAAGATCGTCAAATGAGGCTTCCAACGCTTCACATATTTGTCTGGCTACCCTTGGGGTAACCCGTTTTTGAACTCCTTTTTCTGTTTTGGAAATTGTAGAAAAGTTTATTCCTGAAATTTTGGCCATTTCCCTTAAGCTATATCCTTTACGAAGCCTGGCAGACTGTAGGGCATTAGGCCGAGCAGTAATAATCAACATATTGATTACCTCATTTTGATAAATATCACTTTCTGTTTACTCAATTATAGTATTCTATCTGTTGATTGTCAATATATTAATATAACATTCTGTTGACTTGTGTTTATTTGTGTGCTATTATTAAGCTGTCAAAAAGCTTTAAAGGAGTATCCTAAAATGAGCGATTTTTCTAATATATTAAGAAGCTTAAGAAATGAAAAAAAATATAGACAAGAAGATATTGCAGAGGTTCTTGGACTTAGTAAACAAGTCATTTCTAATTATGAAAATGGTTTGAGAGAACCTTCTTTTGATATTCTCATAAAACTATCCGAATTCTTTAATGTTTCAACTGATTACTTACTCGGCCGAACCCATTTTAAGAATTCTTCAGAGGAGAAAGCTCTGATTTCTGACTCAGACAGTTCAAATGAAGCTTCAGAATTTTCAATTAAAATTTATCGCAAATTAAAAGCATGTTTGGAAAAGGTACAGTATTTTTACAAAGAGAAAATGGGCCGATATGATGATGAAGGCTGCGGAGAATTGTTTTTCTGTATATACGAAAAACTCAACAAGGATATAGAACTCTTTGATCATATTTTGGATATACTTTTAAGCTATAGAGATTATTCAGACCGCGATGAAGCGATAAGAGCATTTCTCTTAAGAAACAATAATTCAAAGCTTGATTCAAGAATTGTCGCAGAAATTCTTAGGATTGACCATGAAATTTAATGATATATGTAGTCTACAACATTTCGTTACTATAAATTAAAAAGACCCAGCCATCAATAAAGGCTGGGATTTTAAGAAGGGAGTAGAAGCTATGGCTTCTATAAATGTAAATTGCGCATGTGGCAATCGATTTGTTACAGAAGAGCCCACAGCGGGTTCTGGGTTTACTGTCGAATGCCCTGCTTGCGGTGCTCGGATCCGGATAATGCCTCCAGGAATTTCCCGTAAACAGTTCAAAGCAGCTACAACCCCATCTGCAGAGGAGCGAGTGGCCGACCGCATAAGAAAGTACGAAACAATATCAGGTATCCTTTGGTTGATAATTGGGGCAGTGCAGCTGGCCCTTGTGTGGACTGCAGCTGCCGGTGTATGGAATATCATCAATGCGATTATGAGGCTGCGATCTGTAAAGAGCATATACGCTGGCAATCCTGCGATCGTGCCCTGGTATGACAGCCGGCGCAATTGGTTAATTGCTTTCGCAATCGTAAACCTTGTCCTGGGAGGTGTGATTGGTGTCTTCCTGGTCGCATTCGATTGGTGGATGAGAGACTATGTTTTGAGGAATAGGGCAGTATTTGAAGGGTCCCCCTCTCAATCGGCTTGATTAGAATTGACGTGATGATATGCTACTGACTTTTTCGGAAAGGAGGCGGTTTGTTGCCGGTTTACAAAGATGAAGAGAGAAAAACGTGGTATGTCTGGTTCCGCTACAAAGACTGGGCCGGCGTTGTGCGTCAGCACAAGAAGAGAGGCTTTCAGAAGAGATCTGAAGCTGTCCAGTACGAGCGAGACTTTCTAAAAAAGCAAAGTGGCAGCTGTGATATGAGCTTCGGCTCTATGGTGGAGCTTTACATGGAAGATTGTAAATCGCGGCTCCGCTCCACGACATACGAAAGTAAGAAGTACCTCATTGAGTCAAAAATACTTCCAACTTTTAAAGATTTACCTGTCAATGCTATAACAGCTGCTACGGTGCGCAAATGGCAGAATGAGCTCCTGGATGATGATGCCGAGTATTCTCCAACATATCTTAAAACGATAAATAACCAGCTGTCGGCCATTTTCAATTTTGCCAAGCACTATTATGGACTGAGTACCAATCCTGCAGCTGTCGCAGGATCCATCGGTAAAAAGAACGCCGAGGCTATGCAGTTCTGGACAAAGGATGAATTCCAGCTTTTTATTGAAGCTGTTTCAGATAAGCCTGCGTCATATGCTATTTTTAACACCTTATTATGGACCGGTATGCGCTCCGGAGAGCTCCTGGCCCTTACTCTGAATGATATAAATTTCGAAGCTAAAACGATAAGCATAACAAAGAGCTACGCCAGGATCAGCGGAGAAGATGTGATCTCTCCTCCAAAAACTCCAAAGAGCCGCCGGGTAATAACTGTGCCGGATTTTCTCCTGGATATCCTGAAGGATTACGCCGGCCGCCTGGTGGACTACGAGCCTTCGGACCGCCTTTTTGAATATACAAAGCACTACCTTCAAAGCGAAATGGACCGCGGGTGCAAGAAATCAGGGGTAAAAAAGATACGTGTTCATGACATCCGCCATTCCCACGCATCGTTATTGATTGAACTGGGTTTTTCTCCGCTGCTTATATCAGAGCGTCTTGGCCATGAGAATGTGGAGACCACTCTGGAAATATACGCCCATTTATACCCCAATAAGCACGGGGAAGTTTCCAGTAAACTGAACGAACTATTTACCCCTAAAATTTTCCAAAAAACAGGCGAAAATCCGGGTGTTTCAGAATAA